ATGCGAGGTTCTTCGTGGCAAATCCTCAGACCGCAGGCTATGGCCTGACGCTGACGGCAGCAACGAACGTGATCTATTATGCAAACGACTTTAACTTGGAGACGAGAGTACAGTCCGAGGATCGATGTCATAGAATCGGGCAAAAGAATTCAGTAACCTATGTTGATCTGGTCACCCGAAACTCTATTGACGAGCATATCGTCAGGTCTCTTCGAGCGAAGATTGATCTGTCGGCAAAGACTTTGGGTGAAGAAGCTCGGAAATGGTTGCAGGTTTCTCCCCGTTGAACCGGCGGTTAGCAGCATTTTGAGCAGAGTTTTTCGGGGGTGCTTCGCGGGGGAATTGATGTGGATATTTTTGTACCTGCCCAGTGTCTAGACAGACGTAAAGAAGTTGAATACCTAGTTTTTGTTGGAGGTCAGATAGAGTACGAGAGATAACGGAGTCGTCCTTGCGGCGGGACAAGGTCTTGACATCGAAGTAATGAAAGACGCCTTGCTTGTCTAAGGCTATTAAATCGACGGGGCCTTGCTCGATGAAGGGAGTGTAAACGTAGCAGCCTTGGCTAATTAAGAATTCAGCCGCAAGAAGTTCAGATCGTTTGCCACTGGCAATGTTCGTATCGGGGCCATCACTTATTTTCTTAGCTCGTCTCATAATGTACTTGACCTTCTCGGTAAATATAAGATAACGTAATGTAGCTTAACACAGCAAATGTTTGGAGGTAAACAGTGGATACAACAAAATGGAAATCGGTTGCCATAACCGCTGACGTTTATGAAAAGTTACGAAAGCTTTCCAAGAATAATGATCGCAGTTTGAGTGGGCAGGTGTCACATTTAGTTCGTATGGCACTGATCGATGCGGAACTTCCAGAGTCTAGAAAAAGACCTAACTCCGTATAAACTGTATTGACTACCCCGTACCTGCTGTAGTAGGTACGGGTCTCTAAACCCGAAGGGGTAAAACTTAAACGTAACCACAATGGAGAAGTAAGATGAGCGATATCTTTTCGCTAATGGATGAGGCAGTCGAAGCCAACAAGTTCGACAGTGTAACTACTGAGGGGGGCTCTCGCCTATCACACCTCATTAGAGAGTCTATGGATCTGGACAGCAAGATTGCTGATGCAGAGCAGTACCTCAAAGATCTCAAGTACAAGAAAAGAAAAGTAAACGAAGAGGACATTCGCTCTTATGCAAGAGATGGGTGTGGACAGTGTTACTGTTGAAGGTAACAAGGTTTCTCTTCGCCAGTTTGTGCATGCGCGTATTGCAGAAGACAAACGCGATGAAGCCTTCTCGTGGCTACGGTCTATCGGGGAAGGCGATATAATTAAGAACGATGTAACAGTGTCTTTCAACACTGGTCAGGACAATCTGGCTGGCGCTGTTATTGATGATCTGCGTAACCAAGGCTTGGAGCCGGCGCAGAAGACTCACGTTCACCCCCAGACATTAAAGGCTTGGGTCAAGGGACGCATTGAGTCAGGAAAAGAGATCGACTTTGATACCTTTGGTGTCTTTGTCGGAACCGAAGCAACGATTAAAAGGAACTAGAACGATGGCTGATACAGCGATGGTAGAAAAGAAGTCCACTGCGGTGGTTAGTTTTATGGACGAAGCATTCGAGAATGCTGGTCAAGGTTTAGAAAACATTGGTGCCGAGGATATGCAGATTCCGTTTATGCGGATTGTGCAGCCTCTGTCTCCGCAGCTTATGAAGAACGATGCTAAGTTCATCAAAGGCATTTCAGCGGGTGACATTTTCAACACCGTGACAGGTGAGTTCTGGGAAGCGGATGAAGGGGTTGTAGTTATTCCGTGTGCGTACCAGATGAAGTACCTCGAGTTTCAACTGCGTGAGAGCGGTGGCGGCTACATGGGTGAGATCGATCCGATGAGCCCTGACCTCCGTCGCACAGAGCGGGTTGGCTCTAACGAGATCCTTCCATCAGGCAATGAGTTGGTTCGCTCCGCTCAGTTCTTGTTGCTGACAGTTGATAAGGATGGTCGCACATCCGAACTGATCTGTGACATGAAGAAGACACAGATGAAGATCGCGAAGCAGTGGAACACGCGCCGTGCCGGAATGCAGATTATGCACCCGACCAAGGGCTTGTTCAATCCACCAATCTGGATGACTGCTTGGCGCTTAAAGTCTGTGCAAGAGAGCAACGACAAAGGTTCGTGGTACAACTACGCTGTATCTTCGGTCGACATTTCAGAGGTTCCTGAGTCGGCTGTGCTTCATGCAAAGAAACAGTACGAGAAGTTCCAGAAGGGCGAGATCAAGACCTCCGGCGGAACAGCAGAAGAAATGAACACGGCTTCTTCTGAGCCGAGAGACGACATACCTTTCTAGAAAATGCGGGGAGGACCGTGGATCGCGGTCCTCCTATCCCCAACAAAACCAACTAGGGGCATAGTTATGAACCAAGCAGAACGGTTCATGGCTGCATTTACAGGATTCAGTGCAGCGCATGGACAGACACAGATATCAGATGAACGTAGAGCCGGGAAACAAAAAGCCAAGTCACGCATTGTGCGGCAACCTCTTACGTTAGAGTTAATCAAGCACCATCTTGAGGGCAAGAATGGGGTAGGATCTATACCTATTAATGAGGACAACCAATGTAAGTTTGGTGCTCTTGATATTGATAAGTACCCATTGGACATCGAGGCACTTGACCGCAAGCTCCGCAGCATGGAGATCCCTTGCGTCACTTGTCGCTCGAAGTCAGGGGGTGCACACATATTCTTTTTCTTTACAAAGTGGATTAGTGCAGGAGAGTTCCGTGATAAAGCTTCAGAGATTTCTGCCATACTTGGTTATGGCGGCTGTGAGATTTTCCCAAAGCAAGAACAGATTCTTGTCGAGCGTGGTGATGTGGGGAACTTTATTAACCTGCCGTACTTTGATGAGGAACAAACTCTCCGCTACGCGGTTAAAGAAGACGGAGAGCCTGCGTCCCTAGACGAATTTCTTGAGCTTGTAGACCGGAGGAGTGTGGATCCAGATGTTTTTGTTGGTTTGACATTTGGTGAACAGGTCGACGAGTTTAAGGACTGGGCCCCCTGCCTAAGCTGTATGTTTGGGCAGGGGATCCCCGAGGGAACCCGTAACACAGTTATGTTTGCAGCGGCGGTTGGTTGTAAGAAAGAGCAACCTGAAAACTGGAAAGCTAGGCTAGAAGAAATCAACACAAAGTTTGCCAACCCTGCGCTACCCGCATCAGAGATTGTAACGATACAACAACAGCATGAGAAGAAAGAGTATGGCTTTCCCTGTGATCAGGAGCCGCTCAAGTCTTATTGTAATAAGGCGCTGTGTAAGACAAAGAAGTTTGGTATTGGAAGCCACGTTAGTAACATAGATGTCACTGGGCTTTGCGTTGTTAAGTCAGAGCCACCTGTTTGGTTTTGTGACGTTGGCGGTCAGCGCGTTGAATTGAACACGGATGATCTCCAGACACCGCAGCGTTTTCAAAAGGCGTGTATGGAACAGATTCACAAGATGCCGCCAATGATGAAGATGGCTGACTGGCAGATTATTGTTGGCATGCTGATGGAAGACATGAGTGAGATCGAGGTTCCAGAAGAGCTAACCTACAAAGGTCAGTTCATGGATCTTCTCGAGGCGTTCTGTGATGGGCGGGTGCAAGCGCAATCCGCTGAAGAGATCAGTCTTGGCAAGCCTTACACGGAAGAAGAAGAAGGCTTAACCTACTTCAAGATTGAAGCCTTAATGAAGTTCCTTCGCAATCAGCGCTTCGACAGCTATAGCCGTGGACAAATACAAGAGCGCTTAAAGGAGCTCAACAAAGACGGCGTAGCTAATGGTCAGAGACGCTTCAAAACAACCAAAGGAGATTCAAAGCCTTTGCGTGTGTGGTGGGTGCCTGCTTTTAACAGAGAGGTTCAGGTTCCGAGGATCGCGGTCCAAGGTGATGAGGTGCCATTCTAATGAATGTTATAACAGAGACCACCATCTTCGGACCCCCGGGCACGGGCAAGACGACACGGTTAATCAACATAGTTAAAGAGGAGCTAGAAAGTGGGACATCTCCTGAACGTATTGCGTTCGTATCTTTTTCTCGTAAGGCGGCGGAAGAAGCTAGAGCTAGGGCAGCGGCAAAGCTGAACATGGATGCAAATCAAATGGTGTGGTTTCGCACACTACATTCGTTAGCGTACCAATGTCTTGGGCTAACCAAAGACAGGGTTCTTCGGGGACCTGATTACTCGCGTATGGGTAAGTTACTGGGGCTGGAGTTTAGCTCGAACTCTTCGATCACAATGCAGGACGGTGTTTTGTTTAGCCCGGGAAGAAGCGGGGATGCATACCTGTCTATGATTCAAATGGCTAGGGTTACTGGTCGCACTCTTGAGGAAGAGTTCTCAAGGACTGCGGACCGACGGCTTCATTTCCAGCAGCTAAAGCTAGTGGATCAGGTATTCAGGGACTACAAGAAAGAAACAAACAAGGTCGACTTTGTGGACATGATCGAGGACTTTATTACTCAGGGCCACTGCCCTGAGTTTGATGTTCTTATCGTGGACGAGGCACAAGATCTGGTTCCTTTACAGTGGCGCATGATCCACGAGGTTATAAAACCCAGATCAAAGCGTGTTTACTATGCTGGCGATGATGACCAGTGCATCTATTCTTGGATGGGTGTAGAGGTAAAAGATTTTCTCAACGCATCGGACAATAAGATCCTATTGGATAAGTCATATCGTTTGCCGATATCTGTGCACAGCATGGCAGATTCCCTTGTAAAACAATTAGGTACGAGACAGAAAAAATTCTGGAAACCGACAGATGAAACTGGCTCCGTAGTGTGGCATCGTGATATTCTAGATGTGGACATAACAACCGGAGAGTGGCTAATCCTAGCCCGTACCAATTTCATTGCTAACAGAATCGCAACCACACTCAAAGAACAAGGATTCCTGTTTTGGCGTGAAGGCTCCGGTTGGTCCATTTCCCCAAATGTTCTAACTGGAATCGAGGTATGGTTAAAGCTATGCAAGAATCAGCATCTGTCGGCTCAAGAATTGAAAAAGTTATCGCCCCTATTAACGGCTTCCGTAATTACCAAATCTGGCAGAAAAGTCCTCGCAAGCTTAGATCCCGAACTAACCTACACGCTAACCGATATTCAAGACCAGTGCTCCCTATCAGCGACTGTGGAGACACCGTGGTACGAAGTGTTGAAAGTGTCGGAGAACGAGAGAATATACATTTCATCAGTACGGCGTATGGGCGAGTCTATTTTGACGGGTACGCCGAGGATCAAGATATCGACGATTCACAAAGCAAAAGGTGGCGAAGCGGATAACGTCGCCCTTTTACTAGATTCATCAAGAGCATGCGCTGAAAGCCTAGATCAGGACTCCGAAATCAGGACGTTCTACGTTGGGCTTACTCGTGCCAAAAAAGCATTACACTTAATCGAACCTCAAACACAGTATGGATTCCAGCTATGAAAACTAGAGAAGACTTCCTCAACAAGGCAGAAGAGCTAATCAATGGACCGAGGGCCAAGGAATACGGTCCCGCCAAGTTCAACCACGAGCGTATTGCCACGATCTGGAGTATCATTCTTGGCCGTTCTATTACTGCCGAGCAGGTAGTTGCTTGTATGATTGGGGTGAAGCTAGCGCGATTGGCAGAGGACATGACCAAGGACGACTCTTGGGTAGACATTATTGGTTATGCTGCGCTGGGCGGGGAGATAGTAAATGATGAAGGCTGACGGGCTGGACGAAGCTATCATTGGTGCAACGCACGACGTTGCAACAGGACAGTTTCGTTTGGTATACGACGTTGATATGTGCATAGACATTCTCGCCAAGGACATGACCAGATCCGAGGCTATGGAATTTTTAGAGTACAATACTTTCGGGGCATATGTGGGGCCGGACACTCCTTTATTTATGTTCAACAACTGGGAATCGTTACTGGAGGAAGACAATGAGTGAGTATCAGATGAACTTGCTGGACATCGATGTCAAGGAGGCCGCGCTTGGATTCACTGACGAGGATGATTGGGCGCCTCCGTCATCCTTTCCAGACCTTACAAAGTGTGAACGTATATCAATTGACTTGGAAACATGTGATCCAAATCTAACCACTCTTGGTCCGGGCTGGTGCCGCAATGACGGCTATGTCATAGGCTACGCTGTAGCAGCGGGTGATTTCACTGGATATTTCCCTGTCCGTCACGAAGGTGGTGGCAACATGCCAGAAAAGTTAGTCGTCAACTGGCTAAAGAAACAGATGGCTACCCCGCATATCGAGAAGATTATGCACAATGCGCTGTATGATTTAGGCTGGATGCGCTGGGCAGGGATCGAGGTTCAAGGTTCGATAGTCGACACAATGATAGCCGCGCCCCTTCTTAACGAGAATCGTAGGTACTACAACCTCGATTCTTTGGCTCGTGAATATCTCGGCGAGTTCAAGAATGAGAAGACGCTACGCGCTGCGGCTGCAATGTACGGTGTTAATCCCAAGTCAGGGATGTGGAGATTACCTGCTCGGTTCGTCGGTAAGTATGCGGAACAAGACGCTGCCGTAACCCTGCGGCTGTGGGATAGACTGCGCCCAGAAATACTTAAAGAGGAAGTGTCCTCCATATTTAAGCTGGAGTCAGACCTCCTACCCGTGCTTTTCGAGATGAAGACACGCGGTGTCCGCGTCGACATTGACAAGGCAGAGCAGGTAAAGAAAGACCTGAAGCGGCGGGAAGATATCCTACTTAAAGAAATAAAGGAAGAGACTGGGATCTTCATTGAGCCGTGGGTTGCGACATCTATAGCAAAGGCGTTCGATGCGGTTGGGGTGTCTTACTCCCGGACAGAAAGCACGGGCGCTCCCTCCTTTACAAAACAGTTTTTGTCTAACCACTCGCACCCAATTGCACAGAAGGTCGTAAAGCTTCGCGAGTTTAACAAAGCTAACACAACTTTTGTTGAGACAATTCTTGATCATTCGCATAATGGACGCATTCATTGTGATTTCAATGCTCTTCGTTCTGATGATGGTGGTACAGTAACGGGTCGGTTTTCCTCGAGCAACCCGAATCTACAGCAAATTCCAGCCAGAGATCCCGAGATCAAAGGCATGATTCGTGGGTTATTTATACCAGAAGAAGGAACCAAATGGGGAAGTTTTGACTATGCTTCACAAGAACCCAGATGGTTGGCGCACTACTGTGCTCAGGTCACAGGGGTTCACAGACATCCACAGATTGATGAGGTTGTGAAAGCGTATGAACAGGGCAATGCCGACTTCCATCAGATGGTGGCAGACATGGCTGGCATTAGCCGCAAGGATGCGAAGACAGTTAATCTAGGT